CTTTGACGTTCATAGGCTCAATGCCACCTTTCGGTAGTTTTTTGCCTTCGCCTGCAGCCACAATGATACCGCTAAATAACTTGTTTTGGGGTAAAACTAATAGTGATGATAGCTTTTCTATGTCTTGACGAATTAAAACACAATTACTTAACGGACGCATCATTTTTTGCTTTTACCTTTGGCAGCTTCACGTTTGACTGAGTAGGCGATTGCCACAGCTTGCTTGACTGGTTTGCCTGATTGCACTTCAGCTTTAATATTCTTGCGAAACGCCTCTTTGCTTGCGGATTTTTTCAACGGCATTATTTACCTTTCTTAGCTGGCTTGGCTGTTTTAGCAGATTCTTTGAAGGCCTTGGCAGTCGGTGCTCCGGCTGCGCCTGGCTTTCTCATCTTCTCGCCTGAGCCGGCTTTGATGCGTTCGCGTTTAGCGTGAATGTTTGCGTATAGTCCTGGTTTAGTTGCCACTTTCTTCTCCTTACTTTTTTCCACAGTTCCAACTTTTGAGCGCGGCTTTCGCGCGCGGGGCGTCGCCTTTGGCGTTTTTGACAACTCCTGACATTCTGGCGCAGAAACTGGCTTTACGGCCTGCGTCGGCTTTAGACTTAGGATTTGGCGCAGGCGCCTTAAGATTTGCATTATTTTTTGCATTGTATTCAGCCCTTCCTTTGGCAGTCATTCCCGCACCTTTTTCGGTGGGTTTGTAATTCGCACCTTTACCCGTGGTTGTACGAGCTATCGGTTTGTCATGTTTTTTTGTAGCCATTACGACCCCATCCATGAGTTAGTTACAGATTGCATACTAGAATATCCACGTCGCGGTGACTTGTCAACATATTGCCTTGATGCTACAGGATATGCAAATGTTAACGCAATAGCATCGGCACTATCAGGTGACGCTAATCCTCTAGCTTTCATATCTTTTTTGCTTTCCAAGAAGATTGCACCTTTACTATCTGGCTTCATCAGTGGGCTAATCATATCAGTCTTAAGATAGCGGTCATTAGGAATGGCCGCACTTCTAAGCCAATCACGCATTAAGCCCCACATCTCAGCACGTTTGTTACCATACATCATGTGATTGCTCGCTTTGTTTGCAAAGTTTACACCACGTATTTTGTACCTTTGTTCTTTTAATCTATCCACCACGCCTGCACCCAGACCGCCTTCGTCAATACAGACTAACGCAGGCTTGTATTCTTCAATAGCTTCAATGATGCGACCAACTGTTTCCATTGTGTCGTCACCCTTAAACTTCTTAATCTCAATGATGTCACGTCCCTGGCGTACCGCAATCACCGTAGAATCTGCGCCAAATCGTGCCGGGTCTACGCCAATCACGATGGGCGCCGATAGGTCTTTGTACTTTTCTCTTGTCATGGCTTCATCTACGACTAAGCTAGAAATAAACTGATCGTCACTAGCGTTAGGAAATTGACCGTAAACTTCAACGTGTGCTGCCGAACTATCTGCACCGTATTCATCAATAATGGACTGATAGACTGCTTTGTCTGTACCTTCTACGGTTCTTGCATCAACAATCTTATTGTTCCAAAAGTCACGTTTGCCGTGGAAGGTTTCGTAGAAATACCCAGAGTTGCGCCGCGGATTCGAGAATGCCAACCAGAATCTGTTTGGCGTGTTCTCCGTGAAGAAACCCGCGGCGACTGACCATATGGAGTCGTCAATACCTGACGCCTCATCAAATACCAATAATGCACACCCGCGTAAGCGTCGGGATTCTCAGCCGACCACAGTCTGCCTTCTGCACCCCAATATCTCGTACCCATCTTAAGGTCACGCTCAACCAACTCGGTGATCCACTTAGCAGGCATCACTCTTGTAGCTGATACTTCAAACCAATGTGAGTTAATAGACATACTTAACCACTTAGTAATCTCCGCCCAAGTGATAGATCGTAGCTGTGATTCGCTGTTGGCAGACACTATAGTAGACGAGCCAATACGGGTAGTTAACATCCAAATGACTATCCAGCTGACTAGTGCAGACTTACCAATACCACGACCAGAACTGGTCGCCATTCTAAATGTGTTGAAGTCTACCTTGCCGTTGTTCTGTTTGATGTGTTCGCCTAGCTGGGTCAACACTTCTTTTTGCCATTTGCGTGGGCCAACAAAATGTTCTAACGGTGTACCTTTTTGCCCCCAAGGGAAGGTATACATCACCCAAGCTAGTGGATTGTCTTTAATGGCAGGACTCCACAACCTGCTCATCAGTTCTTGTTCGTCTTTTGCCGAGTAGATGGGTTCTTGCACTTAGGCTACTTTCTGTTCTTGTTCCACATGAAACTCTAGATGTTCTTTAGGTGTAATGTCAATAGCCTCAATCACCCGCTTTTGAGCATCTTCTAATGCCTGAGTAATAGAGATGCGTTGATCGACTTCTACATTGATCTGTTGTTTAGCCACCCAGCCGTGCTGGTGCTTCAAGATTTCGAGTGCTGCTTTAGCATCACCGTTGCGTGCAGCTTCGTGCAATACAGATGACATCTCACGCTCGCCATCAGCACGACCTTTAAGTTCTGCCATTTCAGCAACAGGATCAAATTGTGTGAGCTGTCTGTATTCAGTTGGCAACATCCCTGCCGACAAAGCTAGGGCTTCGCCTTTCAAGCCGAGCTTGGCAGCGTCGTAGATCTTTTGCAATCTATCCTCTGTGGCTTCGAGCTTACGAGGTTCGTAGGGGATTGAATAGAACATGATCGGATGTTAGCACAATTATAAAAAAATAAAAAATTTGTTCGTAAAACCACCACAGCCAAACTGGCCCAGGCCAGGGCCCCCTGGGGGGTGCCTGTCAGAAAAATGACCTTTTGGTTAGTGGCTACTAACATATAGCTAGGGCGCCCGGCCGTCGGTCATGTAGTCATGACTACAAAGTTGCAGCATATTGCCGGGCGCCTTTTAGTTTTTAGCCTGGGCGCCCTTAAAATGTAGGTCATGTCGGTCATTAGTTTTTATATGACTAACATGACCTACATGACTGACAGAATTTTTGCCATGCGACGAACAGCAGGCGAAAATGTAGGTCATGTAAGTCATTTAGACATGACTATTTCAATCGCTCATTATACGGGGGCTGTATATCTATACAGTACTTATAAGTTTTTCATATATAACCCTAATAAAATGACTACATGACAGACAAATAGCAAAAAGCTTATATTTTATATGGCTCTAATGTAGGTCATTTAGCGCCATTGTCATGACCTACAAAGTGACTACAAAATGACTACATGACCGACATTTTGCAGCCGCCTATTTTTGCGCCCTAAATCCATTGCAAAAATGTTAGTTTTCTATTTTTCTCACAATGTGCAATAAATATTGTTACAAAAGCTGGATAAATGTAAAACAATTTATTACAATCTCTCATGTAGTAACCAATTAATTAACTTTTATAGGGGTATAAAAATGAATAGTAAAAACCATGAAAACGTTACAACGTTACAGATATTTGGCGCCGCGATCCTGGGCGCTGTTATTGGCGGCGTATTGGCTGCCGTGTATTTATATCGTATTGGGGGGTTTTAAAATGACAACTATTATCAACGTAAAACAATCAACACTTGATGCCATGCTATTGATCGCAGGTAAAAAAGACATTCGCTATTATTTAAACGGCGTTTGTCTTGAGTGGAATAGCACTTTAACCCGCGCCGTGGGCTGCGACGGTCATAAATTGGCCGTTATGAATGAAACCCGCGACGATAACCAGGGCGCCGGCTCTATCATTATCGACGTGATCGAGCGCCTGCCTAAACGATCAAATTTAAATTATGTTGTTTCGATTACCTGCACGGGTGTAGAAGATAACAAAAAATGGGCTATTGTCGCGGCGGGCGTGACTATCAATTTCACGCCATACGATGATCGTTATCCTGATTGGCGCCGCGTATCTCAAGGCATTAAAACAAGTGGCGAGGCCGCCGGCTTTAATCTTGATTACCTTGTTGCGTTCGAAAAGGCCGGCGCGATCCTGGGCGGCGGAAAATGCCGTGTAGGTAATCGCACGCGGATACATCATAACGGCGCCCAGGGTGCGATCGTAACGCTCGACGGGATCG